ATGACAATCCTCGGAACAAGGCCCGAGATCATAAGGCTGTCCGCATGTATCGAGGCGTGCGATAAATATTTCGACCACATTCTGGTCCATACCGGGCAGAACTGGGACTACGCCCTGAACAGGATTTTTTTCGACGAGCTTTGCATCAGGCCCCCGGACTACTATCTCGGCTGTGTCGGAAAAAATCTGGGGGAATCCCTGGGCAGCATCCTTTCGTCTTCATACCAGGTGCTGCAAAAAGAAAGCCCGGATGCGCTGCTGGTTCTCGGAGACACAAACTCCACGCTCTCGGCCATAGCGGCAAAGCGCCTGAAAATCCCCATCTTCCATATGGAAGCGGGGAACCGGTGCTATGACTTCAATGTCCCGGAGGAGATCAACCGCAGGATTGTGGATCATATATCCGACATTAACCTGCCCTATACCGAGCATGCAAGAAGATACCTGCTGTCCGAGGGATTCAGGAGGGAGCACATTTTCGTTACCGGGTCCCCCATGCCGGAGGTGATCCGGAAGCACATAGCGGGAATAACCGCCAGCGGCATCCTCAAGGATCTGGGCCTTCATGAGGGAGGCTACATCCTGGTGTCGGCCCACAGGGAAGAAAACATTGATTATGAAACCAGCTTTTCATCCCTAATGAACGCCATAAACGCAATCGCGGAGAATTACCATATGCCGGTGATATATTCCGTCCATCCGCGAAGCATGAAATTTATAAAGGAGCGCGGTTTTACCTTCCATCCGCTGGTCCGGCACATGAATCCCTTTGGATTTATCGACTACTGCAAGCTTCAGATGAATTCGTACTGCGTTTTATCGGACAGCGGGACCCTTTCCGAGGAAAGCGCGATGCTCGGTTTCACCGCAATACTGCTCAGGACGTCCACCGAAAGGCCCGAGGTGCTTGAAAAAGGGACCCTCGTAATCGGCGGGATATCGGAGGACGAGATCGTGCAGGCGATCGAGCTGGCGGCCTCCATGCGTGCCAACGGCGAGAAGTCCGCGCCGGTCATGGACTATACCGACATCAACGTATCGGCAAAGGTGGTAAAGCTGATACAAAGCTACACCAAAATAATTAACGATGTCACCTGGGGAAAAAACAAAGTTTTATAAAATATAATCCTAAATCGATCAGGAGTAAAATAATATGGAGCTGATTCACACGCTGCTGTTCTTTATCAGGGAAAACAGGCGGGAGGAAGATCTGGGCATGGCCGCCGAATGCCTGAAATCATTGGAAAAAAGCACTTATAAGACAGTGGTAATCTACAACCAGGGCTGTCTGACAAATGAAGGGCTCAAGGAATATCTGGCCGGTTTCGGGCTGGATTTCCATATCACGGGCGAAGGCGTCAATGCCGGCACTACCGTCGGCAGGCAGAGCTGTTTCAATTATATATGGGAGAATTTCCCTGATACCGTTTATATAAGCGAGCTTCATCTCGATATGATCTTTACATACAATTGGGAGGATGCCCTGGTAAATTACCTGGACGGCTCCGGCGAGGGGCTGATCAGTTGCGGAATCGTTGACCAGAAAGGCTTCCTGCCCTTTTTGGACAAAGCTGTGGCTGTGCCCTGTTCAAAAGACCTGTTCGATGATTTTCTCAAAAGCCTGTCTGTGGATGTAATAAAACACGGATTTACAAATCCCTGCATCCACGTATCGAAAATACTGAAGGAAACGGGAGGATACGATCCGCTTTTCCTTACGGGGAAGCAATGCTTCGAAGACGACAGCATGCTGCTGGGCTATTATTATTACTATGGCACAAAGCAAAACTGGCATCCGAAGGTCAATTTCAACTCCGTGGTCTATCACGCGGTCGCCGGTCAGCGCCTGAGCCTGAACGACAGCATAGCCGTCAATTTCAACGGGCTTGTGAAGCAGTACGGCGCTATGGGGCTGAAGCACCTGAGCGCCCTTCACAAAAGCGCATGGCAAAAAAATTACTTTTCACAGCAGTACGGGAAAATCACAGGCCGGTGAACCCTCCGCTCAAAGCCTGGGGGCAGCCTGCGGCGGATACGCCTTAAGCCCCCGCGTTCGATTCCTTCGGCGCCGCCGTTTCCTTCAATTTATCTTCAATCAGCTTAAGATTGTTGATGAGCCGTGCGTCTTGGGGGCTGAAGGACAGCGCGGCCCTGGCGTGCTCAAGCGACCGTTCATACATGCCGAGCCTGTAACAGCCGATAGCGCACAAATCATCCGGCGTATGATCCCATGCGTAGCCCATATTGACGTAGTTGAGCGGCTTCCGTGTTATTTTCAGGGCCTCCTGCGTCATATAAAACACTGTCGGCCAGTCCTTCAGCTCATAAGCAATTCTGGCGAAATCAACATAGGGCTCGCGCATATGGGGCGCCTCGGCGACAGCGCGGAAATACCAGCTATATGCCTCCTGTATCCTGGATAGCCTGTAACAGGAAATGGCGATCCACCGCATGGACGCGCACCGTTCCTCCTTCCAGACGGAGGAGGGCAGCGACAGGTGGCGCTTCAATTCGGCGATGCATTTTTCCCACATGCCCCTGTACATATATTCCCTGCCCAGATAATAGGCCATCCGGTCATCCCGGGGATTTTCACCCACGGCAAGCTCCAGAAGGGGCAGATAGGAACCTCTCGATTTTACGGGGTCCGGGTAATGATTCAGCACCATGCCGTTTATGTAGACAACCTTTTCCGGGGCTGCGCCCGAATATTTCAGGCACTCGTGGACAGGATGCGCCCATTGGTAGCCATGCCTTGCGTGGACCTTAAAATAGTTGAACTGTACATCCGGCGTATTGTCCGCCTTGAGCCTCCAATTATAAAGATACTTCCCCATTGTCGCATCGGGCTGCCACGCCTTTTCAAGGCATTCCCTCCACCCTTCCTCAAAAACCTCGTCAAGATCCGTGCATACGCAGATATCCACATCGTCCGGCACGTGACCGAGCGATAGGTTCCTTGCCGTATCAAACCGCCATGGATCGATTGTATCGGCATAGACAACGGCTCCCCGTTCTCTGAGCTTATCCGCGGTACCGTCGGCAGAGCCGGTATCCGTTACCACTACAAGGTCGGCCTCTTTCATGGAAGCCATCCATCTGTCTACGAACTGCTCCTCATTCTTGCATATTGCATATACGCAAACTTTATAACGGTTCAAAACATCACACCTCTCTTATTGTAGTTTTATTGTAGTTTCAGCCGGATCAGTTCAAGGTTCCTCTTAAGACGCGCGTTTTCGGGCTGCAGCTCGCACGCCCTGACGGCGTAATCACAGGCCCGGCCGAATAAGCCAAGGCGGTAGCAGCTTATCGCCCCGAGGTCATAGAGGGAATAACCCCATGCTTCGGTGTCCAGGAGATAGCTTCCCGACCTTTCAGTGATCCTGAGGGCCTTATCAACCATAAAGAATACCAGCGGCCAGTCATTCTGCAGATATCCGAGCCTTGCCGCCTGATGGTACGGCTCGCGTACGCCGGGACACTCGGCTATGGCCTTGAACAGCCACATTTTGGCGCCGTTCCCGTCGCCCTTTTCCTGCAGGCAGCTCGCGATGAACCGCATGGCCGCGCACCGCTCCTCGTTCCATACGGCGGAGGGCATTTCAAGATACCGGCTCAAAGTGTCGATGCACCGGTCAAACATACGGTAATACAGGTATTCCCGGCCAAGCCAGAAGACGGCCCTGTCGTTGTCCGGATTCTCCCGCACGGACAGCTCGAGCAGCGGCAGGTACTGTTTCCTGGACTTTGCCGTATCCGGACAATGATTTAATACCAGGCCTCTTACCCATACTATATTGTCTTTGTCCTCTCCGCTGTATTCGAGAATCTCGTGCACAGGATGTACCCACCTGAACCCGTGCCGCCGGTGGATCTTCTCCATCGCAAACTGCTTCAGGGGACTGCCGTCGCTGTTCGAATTCGAGGTAAAGAGATATCTTGCGCGCGTGTGGCCCGGCTGCCATGCGTTCTCAAGCTTTTCCCTCCAGCCGGCCTCAAATACTTCGTCAAGGTCATTGGACACGCATATATCGACATCCTCCGGCACATGGCCCAGCGCGGCGTTCCTTGCCGCATCAAACCGCCAGGGCTCGATTATATCGACGTAAACCTCCGCCCCTCTGGCGCGGAGCTTTCCGACCGTGTTATCGGTTGAGCCCGTATCGGCGACAACTACCAGGTCGGCTTCGCTTACCGCATCCATCCAGCGGTCTACAAACCGCTCCTCGTTTTTACATATGGCGTATACGCAAATTTTATATTTTTTCAAAGCTTCATCACCGCTTCACGATTATTCAAGCAGGGCAAGACCGTTTTGAGAAAGCGATTGAGGTCAAGGGCAAAGCCCTTGACCTCCCAAAGAGGTGTCCTATATCTATTCCCGAGCTTTCGATCCAATCCGTCCTTACCACCGGACGGGAGAGCTGTTCAGGCATGCACGACTATCTTGCTTCAGCTCAGAAGAATGACGTTCAACTGCGCACCCACGCCGGGGTCCAAATCCAGCGTAAGCGGGTTGGCCGAATTATTTCTCAGCGTTATTACATCCCCCGCCCCAAGCGTCAGGATCGCCGTCCCCGATATCTCGCCCGCCGCCACCAGGGAAGCGATATTCGTAGATGCATCAACCAAGCCATTTACAGTAATTGCCATAGCCGTATCGCTGCCCTCTGTAAAGGAAATCCCGTAATCTACCTGGTAGCTGCCGGCAAGCGGCACCGTCACCGTCGTGGTGCCGGGCGTATGAGCTATACCGGCCAATGGGCCGTTGTTGCTGAACGGCACATCTGTACCGCCGGCAACCGTTTCGCCCCCTGCCGTGGCAAGTTGGTAAACATAGCCAAAGGTTGTCACCCCGGCGCCCGTCGGGCCTACATCGCCTGTGGGACCTGTATCGCCCGTCGGACCTGTATCACCTGTGGGGCCGGTGTCACCTGTCGGACCCGTATCACCCGTCGGACCCGTATCACCCGTCGGGCCGGTGTCACCTGTGGGACCCGTATCGCCCGTCGGACCCGTATCGCCCGTCGGACCCGTATCGCCCGTCGGGCCGGTATCGCCCGTCGGACCCGTATCACCTGTCGGACCTGTGTCTCCTGTCGGACCCGTATCGCCCGTCGGACCCGTATCGCCCGTCGGGCCGGTATCGCCTATCGGACCGGTGTCGCCTGTCGGACCCGTATCGCCCGTCGGACCCGTATCACCTGTCGGACCGGTGTCGCCTGTCGGACCCGTATCGCCTGTCGGACCCGTATCACCCGTCGGACCGGTATCACCTGTCGGACCTGTGTCTCCTGTCGGACCCGTATCGCCTGTCGGACCCGTATCACCCGTCGGACCGGTATCGCCCGTCGGACCCGTATCGCCTGTGGGACCCGTATCACCCGTCGGACCGGTATCACCTGTCGGACCGGTATCACCTGTGGGACCCGTATCACCCGTCGGACCCGTATCACCCGTCGGGCCGGTATCGCCTATCGAACCGGTGTCGCCTGTCGGACCGGTATCACCTGTCGGACCCGTATCACCCGTTGGGCCGGTGTCTCCTATCGGGCCTGTATCGCCCGTCGGGCCGGTATCACCTGTCGGACCCGCATCACCCGTCGGGCCGGTGTCTCCTATCGGGCCGGTATCGCCTGTGGGACCTGTATCACCTGTGGGCCCGGTGGCCGCAGTCATTTATCCGCAACTTGCGGTAAAAAAATATGCGGCCTCGGGCCTGTTCTGTTCCACAAATTCAAGTATCCGTTCTAATTCGTCGGCAAACCTAAATCGAATGGTGATTTTTTTGTTCTCATGAACATAGATGGTATCAACGAGCTCAATCAAGATATTACGGTCTAACTGCTGCGCGTTGCGATACTTCCGAAATTCCGTAAATATGGGGTTCTCGGAATTTACACCTATGTTCATGCGGCGCTGTTCTTCTTCGAGGTTTATAATGGCAGAGGTCAACTGCTCAATCTGTTCCTCGAATTTTGCTTTCATGCGCCGGTAATCCTCGCGGGTAATCTCCCCGGATTTCCAGTCCACATAAAGGCTATCTGATACCGACCGTGCTTTTTCCAACTCCCGGCGCTTATCGTTGAGCATTTTTTCAATGCGCTTAGATTGGGTATCCACCACCGGGGCCTCGTTGATTTCGTCCACCAAGTCAACCAGCGCATCCACGAGGTTGATTTGTGCCTGAATTGCCGCCAGTACCGCCTTCTCCAAGAGGTCAACCCGTATCGAGTGCTTGGTGCATTTCGTCTTGGATTTTTCGGTATAGGTTCTGCAAGCATAATACACGAAGTCTTTTGCAGCTTTTCTTTGCAATGCCTTACCGCAATCCGCGCAGCGAAGGAAGCCGGAGAAAAGGTGTACTTTGCGTTCACCGTTCGGTGTGCGGGTATCGCGCTGCAAAATGCGAACCAGCGTATCATACTCCTCTTGGGTGAAGGTCGGCTCGTGGGTATTCTCCTTAATGAACCAATCTTCCTCGGGAACCGCCACTTTGTCATGCACCTTGTAGCTCACAACCTTCTGTCTGCCCTGCACCATATGGCCGAGATTGACTTTATCCAATAGAATCCTTTTAACCGTAACCCCCGTCCACAGGCCATCGTTTTTCTTGACATTCGGGTTATTGTATTTCCAGCCCTTGCTGCGCTTGTAGGCGGTCGGGTTGGGGATTCCAAGCTCGTTGAGCTTTTGCGCTACTCCGTTGAGGCTCATTCCATCGTTGATAATCCAGTCCTTCATGTCCCTTTTAATAGGAACAATATCATCGTCCAGTATCAGATGGTTTTTATCCGCCGGGTCTTTCAAATAGCCATACGGCGGAAAGGCCCCAATAAACTCGCCTTTTCTCCGCTTGGTATTGAAGGTGCGCCGCACGTCGCTTGATGTTCTACAGGCAAAGCGGTCATTCATAAGTCCTGAAATGGGTACTTCCAAACCGGTAATCGCATCGGGGTTTTTGAAAGTATCAATTGCAGGGTCGCCGGTAGAAATGAAGCGCACGTTTTTCTGCGGGAAGTAGTATTCCAAGTAGTACCCCTGATCGGAGTAATTGCGGAAGGCACGGGCCAAAGTCTTGCATAATACGCAGTTTACCTTGCCCTGCTCAATGTCCTGAACCATGCGCATAAAATCTGCGCGCGTATCATCTGTGCCGGTCAGGCCGTCGTCAATGTAGAAATCCACTATGACATACTGGCCGTCGAAAAACTGTTCCAGATACTCAATGAGTATCTTTTTTTGATTGACTACGCTCTCGCTCTGGTTCTCATTGCTGTTTGCATCCTCCTTATTAGCGTCTTCCTTTGAAAGACGGATGTAAACGGCAATACGCCATACGATTTGACCAGCGGTCTTGGTTCCAATGTGAACCGTTTCTTTTTGTGCTTTACGAATGCGTGCCATATTTACCTCCTATCTTCCATAATCACGCTGTCAGTCTACCCTGAAAAACCCGTCAGTCCAAGCCTGACGGGCCGCTTAATTGCTCTTTTTTATTGCAGATAGATAGGAGGTCACGGCTTCTTTCAGGGTTTTGCCTTCCGGGGAAAATTGCACATTTACCGCGATTTCCCCGCATTTGAAAGCGTATGGATTTTTTATCTGGCTGAGATATTGCTCGGCCCGCGAAGCAACAGGTGCATCCGCATCTATTTTTACGCTGGCAATATCCACTCTATCGTCAACGGCTATATCCGCATTTTTCATTTGTGCTAACTGTTGTGCAAACAGAACAATACCTCCCTTCATATAAGGGTGCAATACCATCATATGCGCCCTGATAGAAGCCGGTGAGGCAGTGACAAGCCCGAATTGAAAAAGGACTTGCCGTAAAAATGGGAGCGCCCGATATGGACGCTCCCACGAACGAAATCAAGGCGCTAATTTGGAATTTTAAGCACCTGCCCGGCGTAAATGGTGTCGGAGGTTAAGCCGTTCAATGCCTTAATCTCCGTGTATCGTGTACCGCTGCCGAGGCGCTTTTGAGCGATACCCCAAAGGGTGTCGCCCTTCGCCACCGTATAGGTGGTATAACCGGCAGAGCCGGAGCCGACAACGGAAAGCATGTCGGTATCCACCCATGTATTGATACCGGCCTCCTCGGAGCCGCCCGACTTTTTGATTTTCTTGCCAAGCAACACGCAGGTTTTGCCGCCCTTGACAACCGGCTTGCCGCCGGAGGTGATCTGCGTCACCTTATGGTAATAGTCTGAAATCACCCAGGCAGGGATGGCTTTGCTGCCGGGGTAATAACTGGCCGCGCCGCTCTTAAATTCCACCAGCGAACCGACCGCGATGCCGGAAGGCGCGGGGTCGGGTTGTGGAGCGGGCGTCTCATTGCCTCCCAGCGCCTGCTTGACGGCGGCGCGGAAGGTGTCCATGCTTTTACCATGAAGAGGGAACCAGTGCATCACGTCGGCATGATTGCTGGCGATACCCAGTTTGTGGCCTTCGCTGTGGCAGATAATATCCGCCTCGGTCAGCCCGTACTGTCGGCAAAGATAGACGCACAATTCCACGGCCTCTTGATAGACCTTATTGAAATAGGCGCTGTTCGTGAGGTCATCCTCACAAATCTCAAAGGAGATATGCGTATCATTGCCGGAGCCTTTAGGGCCGCTGCCGCAATGCCAGCCCCGATGATTCCATGGGAGCACTTGATACGTCGCCACCGTACCGTCCGCCAGCTTGCCGATAAAGGCGTGGGTGCATTTTTGCTGCCCGTCCGGCTGGTCTTGGTTCCAGTGGTTGTTGTATTGGTTTTTCCCGAGCAGGCCGTCATCGGGGCCGACATATCGTTTTAGATAAGGATTGTTGGCCCCCGTCGAATGCACCATAATGCCTTTCGGCGCTATGGTCTTGCCCGCCCTATAGCAGGCATTATTTACAAAAATCAGCTTGCGCAGATTCATAGAGGTACCTCCTTCGGGTTCGGTCGCGTCCTCAAAACCAACGACACCGCCTGTGCCGTAATCGGACACAAGGGCGGTGCCGTCGTAATAAAACGCGAGTATATCGTTATATGGGACGCCGTTCTTAGCCGCCCACATGGCCCCGATTTGGCTCATGCCCACGCCATGGCTGGGTTTCGTGGCCTTTTCTTGACGGGCAGCGGTATCCCATGGGTCGGCCTTTTTCACATAGTAGGGATAGTGACGGCTCCAAACGTCCCCGCTGCGTTTTGTTTGCCCGCCGTTGGACGCGGAATAGAAACAGTCAATCATGGCCCCGTCGTAGCAAAGCACCTGTCCCGCCGTATCCATAACTGCCTGTCTGCTCCGGGGGCTTTTCTCTGCGAGCGAGCAACGGTACGCCTGAAACGAGGTCGTGTCATTCATGACGGTACCGGCCTGCGTGCGCTTTGCCGCAAACGTCCGGGCGGCCACGGCCTGCGCCTTTAGCGCCTCCATGTGGGCGGATTCGTATATCTCGGCGGGAACCACGCCACAAAGATAATCTTCAATGTCCAGCGATACCGGCCCGGCACCATATCGCGCGATGTTCTCCGCGCGGGTCATTTTCAGAGTGACGTTCATTTTCCGTCCTCCTGGTCCTCGCGGTTATGCAGTTGCGCCAGCACATCTTTGAGCTTTTCCGGGATGGGGAGGCCCAAGTGTCCCGCGTTTTCCAGCATTGAAAGGCCCTCGTTCGACAAATAGAAGAAGATTATCGCCGTCCGCAACGCGCTGCCGTCGCCTAAGACTTGGCTGTCAACGATGTGGCCGACGCCAACCATTACAAAAATGAGCACCTTGCGGAAAATGCCTCGAAAGCCCACATTGCTGGATAGTTGCTTATCCGCAATCGCGCACATTACGCCGGTCAAATAATCAATCACCACAAAGGCAATCAGCGCATAAAGAAACCCGTCCATGCCGCCTAAAAACCAGCCGATAAACCCGCCTGCCGCCGCGAGTACCGCTTGAACTGTTTGCCATACCGTTTTCATCATCAATACCTCCTGATTTTTGCAAAATAAAACGCCTGCCGTTTTCGGCAAGCGTTAAAACATAACTTTAAGGTCTATATCTGCTTGGGGAGCGCCTCCCACAGCCGCATATCTTCTTGGCCGAGCGACCAGAGGGCAAAGCCCCGGAGCTTCCAACGGTAGGCCGCCTCGTTGGCCCAATAAATAAGGGAATCCGCGTCGGAGTAGTAGAGAATACTGAACCCGTCCGCGTCGCCCAGCAGCAGGCGCACAATCCAGACATTGATATCGCGGGGTATGATTTTTACCCGGTAGTCATTGCCGCATTGCAGAGCCAGCAGCTTAGAATGAAAGAAATCATAGTCCAAGGAAATCTCCTCGCTGCGGGTGGCGCTTTCCTCTACGTCCGACGTAACCGTGAATACCTGAAATTCCTCGTCCCACGTTACGCCGCTGCGAGTAATCCGTCCGAAAGAAGCCCGCGAGCCGTCCGGGTATTCCACGTCAAAACGTTCGTATGGCTCATATGTCCATGCGTCGCCGAGCCGCAGAAGCTGGCATTTGATCGGCCCGTCGGAGCGAATACCGGCGAACCCTCCCGCACCCGATACGGTGGCCGTGAACCGGAGCGTATTACTCGAACCACTATAAACCCGGACACGATTGCCGCGCCTCCTCATTTCAATGGTATACATGGAGGGATTGCTGCGGATATTCGCATCAGGCGTCCGGGAAAAGCTGGTGGCATAGCTGCCGAGCAGGGTACTACCTTGGTATAACTCCACCCGCTGGGTATCTATATTGAGGCAGGCAAATATGCTGCCAATGAATACCCCGGCCCGGCCTGTGCCATTCGAGGGGAAGGCAATCTGTGCGCGCAGATGCACGTCGGCAAACCCCTCATATTGCCACGCCAATTGACCGGAGCCTTCCAGTTGTGAATAGGGCCGGTTGTCCGCGCTGTCGGGGTCTTGCCATACAGCCCAAGACCCCGACAGGGTACGCCAATAGGTCGCGGGCAAAGGCGGAGAATCCCGGAAATCCTCATACCAAATCAAGGCGCTGTCCGGCTTGCGCCGGAGCATTTCAAAGGTCAGCTTGAAGCCCCGGTCGGGCTGCGCCGGGTTGCCGTCCACGTCGATAAACTGGCGCGGGGCCAGCGTATAGGAAGCCTCTCCGGGCCATGTGGATTCCGAAAAGGCGCTGCATACCCGGAAGCCGTAAAACTGCACGCCCGGCACGCCGCCGCTTATGCGTATGGTGTGGGAGCCAGCCGAGAGATAGACCCCTGCGGCGAGGGAAAGCCAGCAGTTTTTCCGCCAGTACGGCCACCACAGGCGGGTTTCCTGAAACATCTTTGTGGAGCCATCCAGAGAAACGCCGAGGGCGTTTTTGTCCCAAAAGGGGTAACAAAGCCGCACAGCTACGTCATAGGTGCCGCTTTGGCTTACGGTGAAGTTATAGGTGGCTTGGCCGCCCTCGCCGAGCACCGCCATACTTTCAGTAACCGTCACTATCCCGGAATAGCTATCCGGGACGCCGTTACGGTCAATATAAATTGTCCCGAACGAGGCGTTTTGCTCCTTGCCGTAGGCCGTCAGATAACGCCTGCGGTTGTAGGTTTCCCTTGTCAACGCGCCCCGCGCGGGCTCGGCCACCGACCAGCCGTCCATGAAATCATACACATGCGGCAGCGCCCACGGCACCATGTCCACATCGTCCCAATACGCAATGATGGGAATGAACGGCTGGGGCGGCCCGTCGTTTGTAAAGTTATAGGAACCATTCAGCCAGAATTGAGCGGCGTAATAGGTGTTGGAGGTTCCCCGATACGTCACGCCCATGTTCTCCGGCGTGTCATGTATGCGCCAGTTCCAGCCGTAACCGGGCAGGCCCATAAACACCTTATCCGGCGTCATGACCGCAACCGCATAGTTGTAAACGCCCTCCAACCAACTCCGAGGCGATACCGGGCCGGGCGCGGAGCCCGCCCACGACATGCCGTAAGACATAATAGCGGCGGTATCGCAATATGGGTTGAGGTCGGCGTATACGCACCAGTTCTCGCCGCCGACGCTCCCTTCCACGCCGGTCATGCCCGGCAAACAAATATTGACCAGCTTCGTCGGGTTATAGTTTTTGACCGTCGAGTATATGTCCCGGAACAAGGCGTTGGCAGCGTCTTTGTTTTCGTAGCCGCCGCCCCGTTCAAGGTCAATATCGACCCCGGCACACCAAGGATATTTCTGCATAATGCGCACGATCTCGGTCAAAAACTTGTCCTTGGCTCCGCCCGTATTGTCGCGTAAGGCCGTGAAAGTTGAAGCGACGCCGTTGTTCATAATGGTAAGCAGCCACCGGATATGCGGCCAGCGGTTGATATAAGTCATCATGGTGGCAATGCTGGTGCCGGTTTCGGAAAGCGTGCCAGTGGCGTCCACTTCAAAAGTGAAAATGCCGACCGTATTAAGGCGGTCGCCGTAATCCCGCAGCACCTCATACATCCGGGTATTGCCCATATAGGCCCATACCATGTTGCGCTTGCCTTTGAGCAAATCCATTAAAACCGCTCGCCTCCTTCCTGCGTCTGCTGAAATACAAAGAGGAGGCGGGCGGACTTGTACTCCTCCAATTCCACAACATGCTTGCTGTCGCCATAGGCGACATATTGATAGAAGCCCTGTTTCCCGGTAGCGGAACCGTTTCTCAGGCACTCGCGGCGGCTGGCCAGCAGGGCAAATTCATCACCGGCAAGAGCGGAGGAAAGGAAACGGACGCGGTGCGCCCCTTGGCCCATGCCGGTACCAAGGGCAATGCTGCCCGCCGCCATATCCTGCACCGGGTAGATATAGCAATCCAGCCCGGCGCTTATCTGCGGGGATTTATCTATCACAACGGTACTACCGCTGGGGGTAATGCTGTTGTTGGCTATCACGACGGTATCGCCGCCCCGGACAATGCCGTTGAAATGCCGGGGCGGCTGGATTTCTCCATCCTTACGGTACTTTTGCAGAAACCGGCTGGTATGGGTAACATAGCCGGTCTGCCAATCGCCCTCTTGCAAATGCAAATCGGTGAAGTAGATGGTGCCGGTGCAATCGCTTATCATCGGCGTGACCGTAATGCTCACCACGCGGCTTTCGCCCTTTGGTATCACTGTTTCCGAAAAGCGCGTAAACTCCATACAATCACCCGTCCATTGTCCATTGAATCTCCGAGGGATGACCCACCCAGCCGGTCGCCACCGAGCCGCCCTGTATCATCATGTCGGTGATATACACCGCCCCGGTACAATCAATGACGCAAATCCTTATGGTAATGGCCCTGATCCGCCCGGAGCCCTTTGGCGACAGGTCGTTGGCTATCTGCTGAAAATACGCCATAGGCACCGCCTTCCTTAAAATAGGTCGATAAACCGGGTTTCGGTGCTGCCGTCCTCATATTCAAATATCACCTGAATACCGACCTGCCCGTTTGGGCCTTTTTTTAAGTCCTCGCTGGCAATCTGCGCGGAGAAGGTGTAGCTTTTCCGGTTCGCCGGATATACCGTCTGCGAGAGGCTTTTTGTCATGCCGGATACGCCCACGGCTTTGAAGCAGGCGGTACCGCTGACCCCGTTTCCGGTATCCACCTCAAAGCCCGAATTGAGCCAGTATGCCAGCCCATTATCGGCCCGGCTGTTGAGGAGGTGGTTAAAGGGTACCATATCCTTGATTTCCTGCCGGTCAAGCACATCCACCTGCGAGAGGGTATCCGCCGCCTTATCCCACGCCGCCGTGGAATCGCCGAGTTCCCGGAGCTTGGTGGATAGCTCAATGACGGTTTTCCACGGCTCCTGCACGTTGTACTGACGCCGGATAACGCGGGTTCGGATAGTAAGATTTAATTCCCTGTCATGCACCAGAACGGTATCGCCCAAATCCCACGCTTCGTGCTCGTAGCCGGTCAGCACCGACAAGTCCATGGCGGAAAGTACATAGGAAACGCGGGGCTTGGCGTACTCGGCAAGGCGCATTTGGGTAAATTCCAGCATTTGATACGGGTTGGTGAACGACGATAAATCCAGCGTTGAAATTCTTACGTCGGCGCTGTAGGTATAGTCCTCCACATACGGCTTTCCGTCATTGATGGAAGCAAAGGTTATCCCGTCCTTGCCGTAGGCATACAGGCGGGTCACAAGGCTGCGGGTATCCACCACCCGCTTAATGCTTTTCATGTTCTTGCGGTAGGAAAACAAAGCGCCGCTGTCTTTCCCGCTGAACGTTAGAAGGCTAACCTCTCGGTTTACGGAATCGAATACGAGGTCGCCGCCGTGAATATCTGCAACGGCCCGCAAAATGGCGAGGGCGCTCGTTTCCGAGCACGACCATGTGCGCCGCGTAGTGACGGTAATCATGCCAATCGACCAGCCGGTACCGAGTAGGGCGTATTGCATGGGAGCCTCCGCCGTTTCCGCATTGTACTCCTGCGGTTCCTTTTTCACCGTAAACGCCAAATCATAAAAAGCGGCCTCCGCGTATACCTGCGTGACCACTCTGCCGTCGCCGCTCTTATCGTCGGTCAGGGTGCGTATGCGGTAAATCGCACCGGCAACCTGTACCTGCTTTTCATTGTCGAGATATGTCCGCTTGGGGTCACGGAACGGGAGCTTAAATTCCAAAGTATCCGAGCCGTTTATCTCGTCAGTCACTACAATATCATAAGCGTTCTCCAAGACCGCCTCCCAAGCGCCGCCCGCGTCCAGCACGATAGGCCGGGCAAAGCCCAGTTTTTCATACGGGGCCACGGGTATATCGTGCAACTGAATCTCTATGAGCCTTGGCGTGCGCGAGGTATCGGTGGTGGCGAGCGTTACCCGGAAGCGGATATACTCATTGTTCGGCGACTGCAAAGCGCCGCTGGCATCCACAAGCTGCCATGCCGTCCAGTTCACCATATCGTCGCTCGTGCTGGTTTCCACCGAGGCAATGCTGGTTACACCTGCCGTATATTCAGAAGTTACCGATACCCGCCCGGTACCCGCGAGGTTGCATTCAACGGCGCGAGTATAGAGCGCACCGCTGTTGGGATACACGCCGTTTGTCGCTTTGAGGGTAACGACGCCGGGCTCCGTCCATGCGTCCACATCGGCGCTGCTGCTCGCGCCATTCGCCATTTGCGCGTTCAGGAAATGGCGCTCCAAATCGTCTATGGTGAGCGCAGAATCCGTCTCAAAGAACCAATCGTCAAGGCCGCCCGCGTACCAATAGGTCGTCTGCAACATGCCGAACACAATGTTGGCGGTACATGCGGGGTTAAGGGTTCCGGTAAAGGGCTGCACGCTCGTTTTCCATGTCGCGCCGTCGGCCCGGTTGCCGACGAAGCTCTGCACCGTACTTGCTTCTATATCTATAATGGTGGCGATAAAATACCAGCCCCCATTTTGAAAGGGTATCTGCATGGTGGGCTCGGAGCGGTCATGGATAAGCGAACCCGACGAATTGTACAGCATGACCCGGTATCGCCCCTGATACAAGGAAAGATAAAACAAAGGCTGGCCGGGGCCGTTTCGGGTGCTTACAAGTGGGCAGTAGGTGTTGCCTATGCTGTAGGTTGTCGGGTTAATCCAGCCGCCGATCACCAGACGCTTACCGAGGTTAGTAAAAAACGAGCCGTCGTTGCTCGCGGTCAAATGCATATTGGGATTACGGGAGGCAAAGCGCCCAGTTTCAGTGCCTAACGGCAATAGGTCGGGATGGATGCGTCCGGTGGCCTCGTTGATAAAGCGCAGGTATCCGTCCAGATAGGTGCCTTTCAATTTGCCCCAACGTCGGTATTCCTGAATAAGCTCAAAAAGCGGCACGAGCTCCGGCTTATGCTCCCGGCACCAATCGGCCAGCAAAACCATGGCCTCGTCGTCCGCCGCCTCCTGATACTTGGCGGTGGTTTTTACGACCGGCAGGCCGAGGGTATTATAAAGATAACTTTTGAACGCAGAGGTGGAGGCATTTGCCCCGATTTCCACGTCGCCGACATACCCGGCGATACCCGCACGGATCTCCGCGAGCTTTGTTTCCGCCTCGGCCTGTTTTTCCAGCATGGTTTCTCTGTCCATGAGCAGGCCGTTGTACCGCATGAGGCCGCAATATACGGCGGTGGGCGATTCCAATTCCTCCGCGATAAAGCGGTGCCGTGGCAAGCTCTTGTCAAACCACGCATTGAACCGATGATATAGCCGCAGGGCATAATCGCTGTCGGCGCAGGCATAGCGCACAGTTTCGGCGTCCTGAGCGGGAAGTTCGTCAAAGGAGCGGCCCTCAGTTACTGTTTCAAAGTCTGGGAGCTCCACGCCGAACAGAGCGGGGACGAGGGTTTTCAATCCGCTATCCGACAGGTTGCGAAACTCTATGTGGTTCTTTAGGGTAAGCTGGGACGCCGCAATGGTGTCATAGACGGGCGGCTGCACCACCACGCCCAGGGCGTACAGGAACGCCGCTTCAAAGGCGAGGTTGTGGGCGATTTTTATAACCTGCCTGTTTTCAAAGACGGCCCCGCGCAAATGCCGCATGACCGTGGCGGGGTTGGCGTTTTTTCCGGTACGGTGCCGCAGCGGAATATAGATGGCGCTGCCCTCGGCCACCGAGAAGCTAACGCCGGTGATCTCCGCTTTATGGGCGTCCAGTGCGGCGCGCTCCACGTCCCGGTATTCCTTGGTGGGTGACGTTTCAAAGTCAAAAGCCACAAGGGCGGCCCCGGCCAGATACGCCTTTATATCCTTTAGCGTCGTAACGCATGAATAACTCATATTTTTGCTCCTTCTGCCCGAAGCGTAGAGCGGGTATGAAGCCCGCCCCACGCCGGGCGGGTTTTTAGTTGAGAGGCTCCACGACTTCTCCGGTTTCGGCGTCGATATACTCGCCTTCCACCGGCTCATCTGCATCAAAGCCGATACGACGGCTGTACGCCTTGACCTGTTCCGTGAGCCTGCCTATCAGGGCCTGCTCCTCGGCGGTCAATGGGCGGTCAACAGCGAAGGCCGCCTGCGAGTAGGCAATACCGCTGGAATTGGTGGCCTTTTTGAGCGTGAAGCGCGTCACCACCATATTGCTCTTGTTGCCGCGACTGAGCAGGCGCTTGATATACCGCGAAAACTCTTTAAGCGAGCCGGTGGGCAGCGAGAGGATAAGAGGGAAAATCTCGCCCTCGCGGAGCAGGAACAGTCTGCGGCGGTTTTTACAGGCTTTGCCGCCGTTCTCGCCGCTGCCGAATTGCGCCAGCGGGCATTTTGCGCAAACTCCTCCGGGGTCGCCCTCGCCGGTCACGCCGTCGAGGCTCCCACAATCGGGCGGATTGCTGCCACCGGTATACTTTTCCTTGTAATATTGAAGGACAGGGTGATGGTGCAGGATGACCGCTGAAAACTCTTTGACGGTTTCCGGCTCGTCGGCCTCGTCGCCGGGAAGCTCATACATGGTACTGCCGCCCGAGGGAATTTTCACGCGGTCAAAACCGCTCTCCAAACCGTCGAGCTCCTCCGCCAGCGCGGTATTCATATTAAAGTCAGCAAGGGCCAAAAAGCCGCTCGTCTTTGCCAGTTCATTTTTAGCCATGATACAAAATCCTCCTTATTTCTTGGCGGCCTTGCGCACGCCGACTGTCGATTTTTCAAAGACATTGACTAAGCCGTCCAGCCAATCGGGCAGGGCGTCGCCGTTCTCGGTCATTTGCTCTTTTACAAAGGCCGAAAGACTATTGGCGTTGACCGTTTCATAAATCATATCGCCGGTGCGCCCATAAGGGGCAGGGTAAATCCGCAGTAGCAAGCGGCAGGCGTGAGGTTTCATGCCTGTGGTCAACGGCTCACCCGGCGAGGAAACTTTAAGGGGAACATAGCACGCCGATAAAGCTGT